GTTCACTGAGGATGGATGGGAGGCGGTTGAATGAAGTGGTTGTTGCGCTGGTTGTTCGAAGACGAAATCATGACCGAGTATATGCGGGGATGGCACGCCGGAGTTATCCAACAAATGCACGAACCTGATTCATGTCGACCTATCAAATGGATTCGAGAGGATTGGCCCACATACCGCCAATATATGTACGGTGATGAATGATGAATTGGTTCTCCGATCTAATCGAGTTCGATGGTGTCGAATGCGTTATTGATATCTGGCGAGTCCAAGTCGGCTATGATGGCATCGAGCGCATCGATGATGAGATTATGGAAGTTCGAACAATCTGTTTGATTTGTGGAAATGGTACGGCCTGTTGTGTGTGTTAAACTACCAATGAAGAACCATCTCGGTATATCTGCGGGACGGGGGGGCGCGACACCTTGGCTGCAAGGAGCGCGCCGGGGAGTGAGGACTGGGCAACTCCATGGAATCCGAATATCGAATACTCTGATCCCCAGTAGTCATTAGGATCGAGGAATAGAGCAGCAGTAGCCAATATAGCAGTGCCTGTCAAGAACTCCAGCTTGAATGCAGCTGCAATAGTTGGATGCAATGGGGAACCGATTGACCAAAAACCCAATGCTTGGCCTCCCTGCCAAGCCCAGTTCAGAGGAGATGTCAAACCCCCAGTTGCGTAACGAAACCAAGCAGTTCCGGGGTCTTTGGAAAGTTGACTGGGAGGTCTAGTACCAGGTACATTAGAGACTAAGTTAGGATTTTGAAATCGTTCGACTGGTTCATAGCGTACCATTAAACCGTCTCCACCGACCTCTTCAACCGCATCATATATTCGAGATCTTCTTCTGTGTCAATAATAGCCGGAACTACGAAGGTCGTATCGGGAATAAATACCCCTGCTTGAAGTGATTTGTTCATAGCATATGCAACCGCATAATACAATTTTTCGCGGGCGGTTGAATCACCGACGCCCCATGATGCACCATTAACGGCTCGCATAGTGTTGATGCTCGAATCAAGTGCCCATGAGGTTGAAGATCCTAGAATGATTTGTTGAAGTGAATAAGAAGAGGACATAGTACCTGGCAATGCCCATCCTCCTGACGGGTCTGTGATCTCGAAGTCATCAAGGTTCAAAGGCTCAGTCGAGATCACGTGGGCGCTGAATGGAAATCCAGTTCCGAAAATTACGGGGCACTGTTGAACAAGTGCGTTATTTGTAAAGAGCGTTTTATCTTGCTGTGTGTAACCGGAGAGATCGAAATATCCATTAGCAAAGAAGACCCAATAATCAGTTCCACCAATAGTTACCGTCCCGACTTGCCAGGATCCGCCTGTTGAAGTCCCAGTTTCCGCGGGTGTATGTTCTACTGCAGCTAGAGTTCCTGCAATGGTCTCTCTTAGAATACGAGTTTCGAGTTCTTCAGCCATGTTATCACCTCTTTGCAATTTTGTGGGCGGCCTTCTGAGCATTCTTGAAGCCGTTTGTTTTCCATGATCCGTTCTTCTTCTTGAATCGTGGTGCTACCTTACGGAAAGCCGCGCCATATCTCTTCGAATATGCACTTGCCTTTCGCTTTGTCTTCTTCACTGCCTTTTCAGTCAGGACTGCAGTCGCTACCACTGCACCTCTTCCGGCGGACTTGGCGCGCTTAGTCGCCTCAGCCATCACACCAGCCAGGAACGCGGCCTTAACCGCGTCACCCATAGTCTCGGCCCAGTCGTCCAAAGGACCGCCTCAGTTGTCAGCGGCGGTACTCTGGATTGCAACCGCCATCCAATCCTTGGTCGACAGTTTGACGACTCGGCAACGAATGCGAGCAGTGATGTTCACTCCGGAACCACCAACGGCTGCACCGAATACACCTCCGGTTAGGTAAAGTTGATCGTTTACGCAAATGAACATATCACTCAATCCCGACGGGCCGAAGTTATCCGGGTAAAGGTCTTGGGTATGGGTGGCGATGTTGTTAGCAATGTCGATGTTCAAGCCACCACTGGCCACTAGGGACTGAGAGTCAGCTCGAACCAAAGCAGTACCGGGATTCAGATCCGTGACTTGAAAACCAAATGAGCCATTGGTGGCTAGCATATTTGCGACATCCGGACTATTCGAAGAACCAGCTTGCAGGATGAAATCCACCTGGTCGATAGCAATTGCTTGACCTGTTGGAACATTGACATATGCCGAGAGATCCAAAGTCCCTTGAATTACTGTTCCGTCAATTGATGCTGCGGGTACGGTCACTGTCTCGCTCAAGTAAAATGAGCCGGTCTTTGCGGTCGCCATAGCGGTCCGGTAATGTTTGAGGCACTTAATGTAACCTGTACCCATCTTCTTTTGGTGGCGCAGACGGATGAACAATCGTTCACCTCCTACCCCGACCACCCACCCCTACCGCAACCGCGGCCTAAAACGATACCCGCGCTACCTTTTGTTTGAAAGTGCCAATTATTATTAATGATGGACGCCCCAGACAGGTCCATGGCAATCGTTTCTTTGAGTCTGAGCCCTGCTGCACACGCAATCTATGAGACCTTGAAGGCGCATAGGAGCGCGTCACGAGTAGTCTCTACCATGCTAGTGCAGAGGTTGACGTGCGAACCGGGCGAATACCCCACCATTAGGGCGGGAGATCGTCGAGAGGTTGGCGGGGAGTGGTGTGTGTTCACTGAGGATGGATGGGAGGCGGTTGAATGAAGTGGTTGTTGCGCTGGTTGTTCGAAGACGAAATCATGACCGAGTATATGCGGGGATGGCACGCCGGAGTTATCCAACAAATGCACGAACCTG